GTATCTTGAGTAAAGTTAAAGTTAATTCCTACCGGGCTAACGCTTGCAAATTGTGATAAGTCGAAAGGCCCTGCGGCATTTACCTTATCTTCAGCACAAGCACCTGCAACGGCTAAATACAATCTCAAGCCCCCAATACTACATAATTGTTGTTTCCATCTGCAATGCAAGTAACGCCATTACGAGCCGATACACTAATATCTGTTTGTGCGCCATTCATGGTATCTCCGGCACTACTACCTGCACCTGTTCGAAGTGTAAAACCATTTGCATCATTACTGAGAATAGTAAAATGAACACCCGCGCCTTGATTATCAGGGATTGTAATAACAATACTACTCCCTGTAACAAAGATGTATTTACCCGCGTGAGTTGCTTCGGTTAAAGTCGTATTTGCAGTTAAAGAAACTGTATCTAATCTAGTTGACCTAAAATTATGTCCTGTTTCAACCACTACATCTCCATCTAAAGTAATATCGCCTGTTCCCTTCGTTTCAATTTCAATGCCTACGTTGGTATCTCCACCCGTTGCAGATAATTTAGGAGCATTACCCGTAGCCGCGTTAGCAATAGTAAATTCATTTACTGCACTACCTGTTTCACTAAACTTGAGAAGTTCTAAAGTTCCATCACCAAGAGCATTACCGTTAACGTCTAACATACCGCCTAATTGTGGTGTGGTATCTTCAACGACGTTAGAAATACCTGTTTGTGTATCTAAGGATAAAACATAATACCCTGTAATCAAGGGACTTGTGGTATCAGTCATTCCAACTAAAATAACAGATTCTCCGACCTCTAAAGTCAATGCCTGTGCCGGTGACGCTGCAACTACTCTTTGGTCTGGGTTTGGATTGATACCTGTTGCTGCTGAAGCAATACCGTCAAAAACCTCACTACCCGTCAAAGTAATAGTGCAAGCAGAACTATGAATATTTTTTAAGAAGAGCAGCCTTTGGGCGCAAGAAGCAGCAGATGGTAATACGACGCTTCCCGCATTAATGAAGTAATATAAATCATTAACCCCCATAGTTGGACCGGCTTCGATTGATGCATCGCCGAGAATGTATGCACCGGAAGATAAAGACCCAACTGTAACATCATTTGTTGTTGAAGCACCATTACTTGTTACTGAATGTAAGGTTGGGTCTGATGCCGTTAATGCTCCAATATCACTCACAACTTCTGTTCCGGTTCTAAAATCTACATTTCCACCGCTATCTAAAACTAAGAACTTATCTGTATCTGTTCCGGCATTGACTACACTACCTAAATTTGCTGTCCCTGCAATTGTTGTTGTTCCGGCTCCATCAACGCCAAATTTAACTGCGTCAGAATTATTTCTAACTTCAAAGTCAGTATTAGCGTCATCACTACCTAAACGCATAATGATTTTTTTATCTGCATCTGTGTTATCAATGGTAAAATCTCCACCTGCTGTTGCTACCTCAACGGTAGTTCCACCAGAAGCGGCAGTTACTTTAGACATTTCTGTATATGTTCCGCTATTGCTATATGCTAAGGAAAGAGAGTTTTTGGTTTTTCCTGTTCCAAAATATTGAACCCTCATCGGATTGCTACCCGTATGTGCAAGAACAGCAATAGGAACATCACCGGCAGTAAAGGCGGGAACCTTGTTTGCAGCGGTAGGGTTAATTACGGCTAATGCAGAAGAACGAGCAACTAATAAATGATAGCCTGTAGTATATGTTGTTGAAAGGGTAATGCCACTACCAGAAATCTCTACTCTTTCTTCATCTCTTAAAACTACACCCGCAGCAATCGTTGCCGTTGTTGCAGTAACAGAAGTAGCATCAAAACCACTAATAACATAATTTCCTGCTACACCTAAACTAAGTGCTTTAATCAAGCCCGTGTGTGGGTTATCCACACCGTCTTCAATTTGTGTTAAAGAACCACCTGTAGCCATTTGACTATAATATCCCGGATTACTTACCATATCATTCCACCTCAATAACGAAGAAAATTTCTAAAGTTTCTGTTGATGTAAAGGGGCCTACACCATCAAATGATTCTCGTCCAAATAATAAAGAGCCATCAAAGAATCCTGCTTCACGAATTACTTTGCCGGGGATGGCAGAACCCGCAATACTTAATTTAACTTCGACAACGTTTTCAGTTGATTGGTCGTTGACTACTGTAACAGTAATTGAACCAATTGGAACATCTAAATCAGTAGCGGCGGGACTTGTTGAGTTTCCACCTAATCCAATCTTACCGCCATCAACATTATCTTTAATGTATTTGGCTAATTGAAATCTAAGGTCATCGGTAATCAATATTCCACATCCACTAAATCTGTTTCGGTAATTGTTCCTAATCCACCAAAGGTTGAGCCAAAACCTAGAGTAATTCCGAAACCCAAGGTCACACCCGAAGACGCTCTCTTCCTAACAAGCAGACGAAGGGGCTTGACCTTAAGTGTTTCTAACACATCAAATGTAGAAGTATTTTCATTAAATGCTTGCTCTCGGATAGTGGCGTTGGTTTGTCTATTACTTACAAGTAATTCAGCAAATCTGTCTTCTAACTTCTTTGAGAAAAGACCCAACTCTAAGACCATGTTTCCTGTAAGTAAGTGTTTTACTTCAAGAACGTAATATTGATTAAGTGGGATGTTTTCTCTTCTAATTTCAACATTGATAATGTCTCCGGGTTTAAGTTGAGAAATACCTTTATGTCCAACTTCTAAAACTAACTTTTTATTTGCTCTAGTGTGTAATAAGAAAAGTTCTGTTGCCCTATCATCAACATCACTCTGAGAAGCAAGTTCTCTTTCAAACACTTCTAAAGTTTTCTTTCCGTTCTTTTTAATGTCTCTAAGATTCTTTCTAACAGTTTTGTGTTGTCTTCCAAAAACAATAATTTCGTTGTATTTATCGAAGGTTGTTGATTCGTTCTTAAAATCAAAGATTTGATATTCTCCAAAGTCTGATAAGACAACATCGGTGTAGTGGGTGTTGTCTCTCTTGGGTTTTACCTTGAATACCCCATCTTCCTCAACTAATCTAAGTTCTTTCTTTTTCGTAATATAGTTAATCGCTGAAAGCAAATCAACCCCTTGGAAATTTGGTGAAGCAAAACGAGGATAAGCCTGAGTTGTTAAGTCAAAGGAAATATCATTTTCTTCTAACAGGTCATTGATAATTCTTTCAGATTCATGCCCAATAGTTACACCGACTCCAATGTTTGCTCTTTTGAAGTTACCTCTCACTTGATTTGGGACAGTCAATGTAAAGACCTCAGAAACAGAAGGAACGCCCAATGTCTTTTTCATTTCAGAGAAAGAGAAGGCAGTTCCTAATTCAGAATCCTTGGAGGTCAAGGAGGTCTTATATGTAGTAACTCCATCAGAAACACACATTTGGTAGAAACCCTGTGGAACACACGTTTTGATATTTGCAGCAGAGCGATAGACTACATTTTCTTCAGAAGAAGATTTTCTGTCCAAATCAGCAATAACATACATAGATAAAGCCGCTTCAGAGCCACCTTGATTTACATCTGTGTTATGAACAATGAATGGACCGGCCTCCTTTTCTTTAACTAGGTATGAAGAAATATTATCATAAGTTCTGTTTCTTCCATTCATTTTTGTATATCTAGATGATAACTTATTCAACTCAATAGTTTTAGGTGTGAAATCATAAGTGCAAACATGGTTGGGCTGCATAATTCTAAAATAATCATTAGCCAATTGCTTATCTGTGATAATGATATGAGTTAGAGTGCTATCCGATGTATCAATTTCATGAGACACAACATATGCAATTTTGTCTGGGTTCATTTCGTTGATTGATACTTGGTCATCTTGAAGTGCAGAGTTATCGGTATAGGCGGTTCCTTCATATCTAATCTCTTCAAATGTTCCCTGTTCTGATACCAAGTAACAACCAGAAAGACCATTGATTAAGTTTAGCCAATAATGTTCATCAAAATCAGCAGTTTCAATTTCGTATTTATAGAAATTACCGTCACCTACTTCATTGCTCAATTGAGTTTCTGTAATTCCTGATTCAGCAGTATTAAGTTTCAGTCTGAATTTCATTCCAATATAAGCACCATCAGAGTCTTCTTCACTATTGGCCGTCTTTTCAAAGTCGTCATATCTGTAAAACTTCTGTCCATTGACTAAACCAACCAAATAGAAATTATATAAAGAACTCAGAGCGCCGTTAATTTCTGTTAATCTAGGAGAAACCGTTCCCGGAGTTAAATTTCTAGTTGAGTCTTCAATGCTAAATCTATCCAAGAATAGAGGTAACATCTCATTTGTTAAGAAGTCATGTTCTGGATTAGATGAAGAACTACATTTCTGATAAATACCTAATACTTGGGAAGTGTTAGCATTGAATGTCGCTCTATGTAAATTGAGGTCTTTTCCTAAATTTGGTGGTAGGAAAATACTAGCATTATTTGTTTGAAGGCTCTGTAAAGTTCCACTATATTTCGTATTAAAGTAATCAGCATAATTGTCTTTATCAACAACAGCGCCCTTTAACATATGAATATCTGTTCTAAACTCAAATGATTCCTTGAGTCCTCTTCCTTCAACTAAGGAATATTTTACTTCAGTCACCTTAAAAAGATTACCTGTATAAAACGCACCACTATTTGTTTTATTAGCAATAGCCGTTAATGTAATTTCTCCGCCACTCGGAGTTCCTGATACAGTTCCAATTAAATTTCCTTCACTATCACAAACAATATTGCCGTTAGCAAAATTTGTCTCATTAGACGCAGTAATCTTAAAAGGCGCTGAAGTGGTATAGTCTGAAACACTACTCACTACTGAAGTTGTTTGCGCGAGGTCAGTAAATTGGTATTCAAGTCTTGGGAGTGTAGCCTTTTTATTAGGTAAGTTCTCGGGGTCAATTTGATTAAAGTGCCAATCATAAACACATTCAGTTAATCTCATTAAACCAAACTGTTTAAGGTCTGTAACAGAATCTGAACTTGAAATGTTAAAAGTCTCATAATCAGTATCAATGTTTGATTGAACTCTAGATTGTGCTAAACTGTGGTCTTTTGGCGTTGATGAATTAACTGTGTTCGTATCTTTCTTTAACATGATAGAGTAGTTGGTTATTTCTCTAGTTAATGTAGGATTTAAAACGCTGTCCTTTCTTTTACCACTATAAGGTTCAAGGTCAGAATTTACAAACAAGAACATTTTAGCAACTTTGGGGTCAATTTGATATAGAACATCATGGCCCCGGAAAGGACTTACGCCTCCGATAACGTCAGCATCTTTATACACAGGTGAAGCAGAACTTCCACTTTTGTGAAATTTAGTATCAAAAAATCTAGAACCGGAAACAGGTTGGAATCCTTGTGATTCTGTTAATGGATGATTTTCTGTCCCTGAACCTGTTTGTCCAACACCCGTAATATTAGGAAGTGTTTGTAGTCCCGGCCCAAATCTATAGGCATCGGCATAATATCTAATCTCTGAAATGATTTCATTATAGTAATCTAAATCATAATCTTCCGACCAACTTGTCTTTTTGGGAGTTTTGTAGTTAACATTTCCTCTTTCCAAGTTAAAAATTCTATATAGGGGACTACCAAACTTATGAGTATAACTATCAAAATTTGTTGTTGAAAAAGAAAAGGGTGCTTCAAAAAGTAAATTGGTATTTGCACTAGGGGACTCTTGATATTTTGGATTTAATAGACCAACTACCT